ATGATTTAAAATCTCAGGTTGATCGCTTAGAATGGCGTATTGACTTGCACGAAGAACAGCTAAGAACCCTAACAGCTAACGCTGATGAGCTTAGAAGTATGTTGGACAGTATTAACCGCACCTTACTACAGATAAAATGGTTAGCTGTAGGTGGCGCTTGTGTCTACTGGGCGCAAGAGATGGGCTTAGGTGAATTTATTAAAGTGGTAGGTATATAATGCAAGATAAACTAGAGCGTTTACACGAAGTAGTAACTGAACAACTTTTAATTAGGGTAAGCTCAGGCGAAGCTACATCAGCAGAGTTGTCTGTTGCTGTAAAGTTTCTTAAAGATAACGGTGCAAGTACTGATATAATTACAGCAGAGTCACCAATGGCAAGCCTTTTACAAGGTTTACCTTTTGAAGAGGTAGCACACTAATGTCTTTATACGAGAACATTAATAAAAGAAAGAAAGCGGGTACTAGCCGCAGTAAGAAAAAGTCAACAATTTCTAACAAAGCTTATGCTAACATGAAAATAGGATTTGCTAAGAAAGGTAAAAAGTAATGGCGAACACTGATCATTTAAAAATAAACAAACCTGTAGCGCAGAGAAGCGGTACTAAATCTCACGTTGTAAAAACGAAGGTCAACGGTAAAGAAAAGATTATACGGTTTGGTGAATATGGCGCTAAAACTAATCAAAGTGCTAAACAAAGAAAGGCTTTTAAAGATAGACATGCTAAGAATATAGCTAAAGGCCCATCATCGGCAGCTTATTGGGCTAATAAAGTTAAATGGAAAGGATAAGTAATGGCTAGGAACTACAAACAAGAGTACGAGAGATACCATAAGAAACCTGAACAGCGTAGACGAAACGATGCTCGCAAACAGTCAAGAAGGAATATGGTTAAAACACACGGTGCTGCTGCCCTAGCTGGTAAAGACATTGATCATGTTGATCGTAACCCTTTAAATAAATCTAAAACTAACTTACGCATCATGAGTGTAAAATCTAACAGGAGTCGGAATGGATAAGCAACTACAGGACTTCCGAAACTTTTTGTTTGTTGTTTGGAAACACCTGAACTTGCCTGACCCTACGCCTGTACAATATGACATGGCTGATTATATCCAGAACTGTCCTCGACGAGCAATCATCGAGGCTTTTCGGGGTGTGGGTAAGTCATACATTACTGCTGCATTTGTCGTGCACCAATTGCTTCTTGACCCTCAAAAGAAGTTTATGGTTGTGTCAGCTTCTAAACAAAGAGCTGATGATTTCTCGACATTTACGCAACGTCTTATCTTAGAACTCCCTATGTGTCAACACTTGATAGCTACAAGTGACCAAAGGTGGAGTAAGATAGCGTTTGACGTAAGACCTGCGCTGGCTAGTGGTAGCCCTTCGGTTAAGTCCGTGGGTATCACTGGTCAGCTTACAGGCAGTCGTGCCGACATCATAATTGCTGATGACATCGAAGTACCTAATAACTCTATGACTCAGATGATGAGAAGTAAGTTAGGTGAAGCTGTTAAAGAGTTTGATGCGGTACTAAAGCCTGACGGCAAGATCTTGTACTTAGGAACACCACAGTGTGAAATGAGTCTTTACAACACGTTAACAGAGCGTGGCTACCAGATGAGAATTTGGCCCGCACGTTACCCCGCCCTAGACAAAGCTCAAAAGGCTTATGGTAATCGTCTAGCTCCTATGCTTTGGGAGGCTATGAACTCAGCTAAAACACCTTTAGATAATGAAGCAGTAGACCCTTTACGTTTTGATGATGCGGATCTGACTGAGCGTGAGTTATCTTACGGTAGATCAGGCTTTGCTTTACAGTTTATGCTAGACACCACACTGTCTGACACTGATAGATACCCTCTTAAATTCTCTGATTTAATGGTTATGTCAGTAGATAAAGATAAAGCACCTGAGAAGCTCGTGTATGGCATTATGAAGGAGGTTAAAGAACTCCCTAATGTTGGCCTTAACGGAGACAAGTTCTTTGCTCCTGAGGCTGTTGTGGGCAACTACGTGGACTACACTGGGTCTGTTCTAGTAATAGATCCATCTGGTCGTGGTAAAGATGAAACGTCATATGCTGTTGTTAAGATGCTTAACGGTTTCTTATACGTACCAGCTTGTGGTGGTTTAGACGGAGGTTATACAGATCAAACTTTAACCAAACTAGCCACTCTAGCTAAAGATCATAAAGTCAACAAACTGCTCATCGAGAGTAACTTTGGTGATGGTATGTTCAATGAGCTTATCAAACCCTTCCTTAGAAAGATATACCCTGTTTCTATAGAAGAAGTTAGGCACAGTGTACAGAAAGAAAAGCGTATCATACAGACACTTGAACCAGTAATGAACCAACACAGGTTAGTTATTGATCCAAAGGTCATCCAAGACGACTTTGACAGCGTACAACACCGTCCACCAGAGCAAGCCCAACGCTATATGTTGACCTACCAGCTATCCCGTATAACTACCTACAGAGGCTCTCTAGCTCACGATGATAGGTTAGATGCCCTAGCAATGGGTGTTAAATACTGGACAGATCTTATGTCAGCAGATGTAGACCGAGAAATGACAGACCGTAAAGAGCAGTTATTAATAGATGAGTTAGATAAATTTGTTAATGGTTATAATATAAACTCAGCACCTAGGGCTAATACATGGATATGACAGATATACCAATGGTTCGTCTTACTTGGAAAGACGCACTAGATTCTGATGGAACTTGGACTAACCTTGAGGACATTCTAGCACATGAGTGTGCTGTTTGTCAAGAGGTAGGTTGGTTAATTCTCAATGATGCAGAGCAGGTAATTGTAATGCGCTCTCGTATTGTTGAGGAAGAGTTACAGGTAGGCAGCTCTTACATAGCCATACCACAATCATGGATCTTAAAAATAGAAGAGTTACGAGTTAATGAAGAGACTAATAGCAGCTTGTTTAGTACTAATTTGTCTACCAACTAAGGGTAGCGAGGCTAATGTCGGAGACTTTGGCAGCAATCAACAAGCAGAAACAATAACAAGTACTACAGAAACTATAGTAAACCAGAAAGGTACTCCAGTAACCACAGCGGTTAGTCCCTCAGCTCCTGTATACAATCAGGACGTCTGTGTGGTCGCTAGTGGGCGTGGGGTACAGACCCTACAGATAGGCTTAAGTTTTGGCTCAACGTCCTCAGATGAGGTCTGTGAGCTTCTCAAGCTATCTCGTCAACTTAGTTCACTTGGCCTTAAAGTAGCCGCAACCAGTGTGCTATGTAACGACCCTAGAGTTTTCCACGCTATGTTAAATAGCTCAACCCCCTGCCCAATCAAAGGTAAAATAGGCGATGCAGCACTTAAATATTATAATGATAACCCTAATCTTGTCCCTGACGCTCCTATTGTCTTTACACGTAAAGAGCCAAGAGAACGATTACGATATGACCGATCTCGCAAACGCTACGTCCGATATTAATTACACGATAGGCGCTCAGGTAGGTGACTTCTCCCAATGGTCACAAGAGAGTATGTTAGATGGCACCACCATCATATACAATCTAGCAGATGACACGCAATACCACCTAACATCTGCCCAGATGGACACGTTTAACCAAGCATATGCTGATGGTTTAGTAAACAGCACTCCAGAGGCTCTCACAGCCGTTCTACTGAACGATATGATTGACGTAGAACAAGGTACATATGATGATCAGAAAGAAGCTCTGACGGATGCTGCTAAGGAGATAGCCACGGTCACAGAGATAGCTGACAAGCTTGTGAATGGTGACCAACAGACTAAGATCAATGCAGAGGCTTACGCCACTGAGAATGACCTTAGGGCTATTAAAGAATCTAGCAGACAGAAGTTCAATACATCTATCTCAGGTATGCTAGAGGCCAGTATCACTAAGAACATGATCGAAGGTTATGCTCAGGATGCTGTAGTCATTGATGTGATAGCAGGTGCTTTCATGGCTACTAATACAGTCATGGACTTCTTTATGAATACCTCAGTATCTATAGATGAGCTTACACCTACACAGCTCAACCTAGACTGGGAGCAGCATAACGTAGGTGTAGAAAGTTTTATGTACGGCGTATACGCTAACGACCCACAATCAACCTTGGAGATGACCCCACGATGAACCCACAAGATGTTGCCTTATGGATAGGCATTGCTTCTTCTATTGGAGGAGCCGCAGTAGGTTACGGAACTTTAACAGAGAAGGTGGCCTCTCTTGAGGAATCTACCGACCCTACCTATTTAGAAGCACGACTAACAAAATTAGAAACTAGGATTGAAGATAATGATATATCTCAAATTGGTACAGAAATTGAACAGCTACGTGGTCAGATTAAAAACACTGCCGACAAAGTTGCAGGGTTTGCTATCCCAAACACAAGCAAAATTAAAGCAGATATTCGAGTGCTTGAAACAGAAGTTGCAGCAATTCAAGGACAAGTTAACCAGTTAAGTAACAAGGTGGAAGTAATAGGTAAACCCTCTAATCCACTGCTATAAGGAGAGACCATGTTTGGATTAATAACAATGCTGTTGTCTACTCTTGGCGCTACAGGCATGGGTTCAATGTTAAAGATCCTTGGTGGAGCTGTGCAGAGTCGCAACGAAGCCAAGGAAGCTGAGGCTAAAAGAGAGCTAATTCGAGATATGCAGATGAAAGAGGCTGATCTTGAGTTCCAAAAAGCTATATTCGGAGACGCAAGTAATGACCCAGAAGCAACTATCTTTACCCGTACTACTCGTAGGATCATTGCTCTTATCGGGATGCTCAACTTTGCTACAATCTCCATCCTCTGCACTATCTACCCTCAAGTCGAGCTTGTCACCTTCGTCCCTCCAGAGCAAGCAAAAGACATCTCAATCTTGTGGGGCTTGTTCACAATGCCAATCGACCAAGGTATCACAACAGCAATCACTACAGGACATATCTCCCTCGTCTCGATTACCACTTTGGGAGCTATAATTGGGTTCTACTTCACACCAGCAGGTAAGAGGTAAATCAATGACTTACAAAAGGTTACCGTATGGAGATAGACCCTCCCGTTCCCTATAGTATATATAGGTATGTCTTAGGAGCCTGTAGGATTCCCTAAGTGATCTTAGGAGCCTGTCAGCTTCCACCACCCAATACCTTCCTAGGAGGTGATCCCCAGCCCTCTAAGGTACCTTAAGGTTTCGTTTCACCACTCGCTGCCTTAACCTTAACGTTCCTCAGAGGTCTTCTTAAGAGTCTTGGGGGTGGACTACATCATCCCCCTCTAAAAAAGTGTCGTGTTTTTGTCACGAAAAACTCCTGTTAAGTCTCGACATATCTCCCGCTAGTGTACACATGGACTAGCCTCATTTTGACACAAAAGTATGAATGCCCTTTTGAGATCGGGATAGTACAAGAGTACCCCCTTGGGGGTGCCTATAGGTCTATATGTCTTGACCCTAAGGAACACTAAAGGACACTGTAGGAGCTTAAGGTAGTCAATAAGTTGACACTTAAGGAACCTGTAGGACTCTATAGTGTACAGTTTAGGTACTCTTTGGTGTTCTTTAGTACTTACGTCTCTGTGTACTTGTATCTGTTTTTGTGAATACACTCAAGGAATCCATAAGACTCCGACTGTCAACCACCACGCCTCACGAGTAGGTGCACAACGTGCCACGAGTGTACAAGCTGACCGAAGGGAAGTTATAAAGAATTACTCTGCTTGCAGAGGCATTAACAAGCTGACCGAAGGGAAGTAAAGGCGAGCGAAGCGAG